TCTTGCCGTTGATCGAGGCGCCCCAGGCATAGACGCCGGACCCCTTGCACTTCTCGCATGGGCCGGGCTTCACGTTTTCAACTGCTAGGTCATACATCGCGGTGGTCTCCGGGGTCGTTTGTGTGTGTGCCTGATTGTTATGCCAGTTTGACCCACTAAACGCAAGGCGAAAAGCACGCGGACCTGGAATTATTTGCGGGAGAATTTGCCATGCCCGATTGGCCCGCCGACCGCGTGGAACGCCGCGACCTCGACACGCTGATCCCCTACGCCCGCAATTCCCGCACCCATTCGCCCGAGCAGATCGAGCAGCTTGCCAATTCGATCACCGCGTTCGGCTTCGCGATGCCGGTGCTGGTCGATGAGCAGGGCACCCTGATCGCCGGCCACGGCCGCGTGCTGGCGGCGCGCAAGCTCAAGCTCACCTCGGTGCCGGTGATGGTGGCGCGGGGCTGGAGCGCCGCCCAGATCGCCGCCTACCGCGTCGCCGACAACAAGCTGGCGCTCAACGCCGGCTGGGACGCCGACCTGTTGCGCACCGAACTGGGCGATCTCAAGCTGGAGGGCTTCGACCTCTCGCTCACCGGGTTTTCCGGCCTGGAACTCGACACCCTGTTCGCCGAGCGCACCGTGGGGTTGACCGACCCCGATGAGGTGCCCGCCGCGCCCGCCCTGCCGATCGCCCAGGCCGGGGACGTGTGGCGGCTGGGCAATCACCGCCTCAAGTGCGGCGACGCCACCGACGCGCGTCTGACGGCCGACATGGTCCGCGCCGATCTTTGCTTCACCTCACCGCCCTACCTGACCCAGCGCACCTATGAGGCCGGCGTCGGCAACTGGGACGTGCTGATGGAGGGCGCGTTCCGGTCGCTGCCGGTGACCGAGACCGCCCAGGTGCTGGTCAACCTCGGCCTCGTGCACCGCGACGGCGAGTGGTCGGCCTACTGGGACGGCTGGATCGCCTGGATGCGGGCGCGCGGCTGGCGCCGCTTCGGCTGGTATGTCTGGGACCAAGGCTTCGGCCTGCCGGGCGACTGGCGCGGCCGGCTCGGCCCCTCGCACGAGTTCATCTCCCACTTCAACCGCACGGGCGAGCAGCGCGCCCGCAAGTCGGTCGCCAAGCAGCCGAAGAACATCGGCCGCACCCGCACAGGCGGTGTGCTGCGCGGCGCCGACGGCGTGGTGAGACCCGCCGCGCCGGAGGCCAGCACCCGTGACCCCAACAAGGTCGCCGACAGCGTATTCCGGGTGAACCGGTTCAACGGCTCGACCGATCACCCGGCGGTGTTCCCGGTGGCGCTCGCCCAGGCGGTGATCGAGGCGTTCAGCGATCCCGCCGACATCGTGCTCGATCCGTTCGTCGGCGCCGGCTCCACCATCATCGCCTGCGAAATGACCGGGCGGGCCTGCAACGCGATCGAGATCGAGCCGAAGTATTGCGACTTAGCAATCATACGCTGGCAGGATTTCACCGGGCAGCCGGCGATCCTGCACGGCACCGGGGAGACCTTCGCCGCGATCGGCGATATCCGTGACCGCGACCCTGAGATGGCAGCCGCCGAATGAGCAAGCAGAAGATCAGACGCCTGTTCCCGCCCGATCCCGACAGCCCGGCCGCGCGCATGCAGCGTGGCGAAGGGCGCGGCCCCGGCAACCGCATCCCGACCTTCGTGCCCACCCCCGAGCAGCGCCACATCGCGATGGTGTTCGCCGCCAACGGTGCGACGCGCCCGGATATCGCGGACGCGCTGCGCATCAACGTCCACACGCTCGACAAGTATTTCAAGCCCGACATCAAGGCCGGCAAGGCGCGCATCGTGCAACGCGTCGGCTTCGTGGTGGTGAAGGAAGCGTTGGCCGGCAATATGTCGGCGGCGCGCTACTGGTTGCAGACCCACGGCGGCTCCGAGTGGCAGATACCGAAGGGCAGCGAGGAGACCCCCGAGCCGTTCGGCGACGACGTCTCCGGCGAGGAGGTGGTGCGGTTCTACCTGCCGGAGAACGGCCGCGACCGACCGGAGCCTGAGCCGCCGACGATCGATGGCACCTACGAGGATACGCCCGACAAGACCGGCACCGACGATGCCTGACGGAGAAGCCGTGGACGACGGGCCTGTAGGGGCAACACGGCGCCTGCACGCAGGCCCACCCGATGCCTGATGGCGGCCGGGTCGAGCGCCGCATCGGGCCGCAGGCCGGGCCGCAGGAAGTCTTCCTCAACACCGAGGCTGATATCGCGGTGTTCGGTGGCGCCGCCGGCTCCGGCAAGTCCTACGCGCTGTTGCTGGAGGGCATGCGCTACCCGCAGAAGGTGACGGCGTTCGACACCGTGATCTTCCGCCGCACCCTGGTCGATCTGCGCCGCCCCGGCGGCCTGTGGTCAGAGACCGAGAAGCTCTACTACTTCGCGCGCGGCTTTCCGGTGATGCACCGGATGGAATGGCGCTGGCCCGGCAAGGGCAGCGTCAAGCTGGCGCACCTGGAGCACCCGAACACGGTGTTCGACTGGCACGGCAGCCAGATCGGCTGCATCTGCTTCGATGAACTGACCACCTTCACCAAGGATCAGTTCTTCTACCTGATCTCCCGCAACCGCTCGCCCAGCGGCATACGTCCGTATATACGCGCCACCTGCAACGCGGACGCCGGCTCATGGGTCGCCGACCTGATCGCGTGGTGGGTCAATCCCGCGACCGGCTATCCGATCGCGGAACGCTCCGGCGTGGTGCGCTACTTCGTGCGCGGCGCCGACGATCAACTGGTCTGGTATGACAGCAAGGCGGCCGCGATGGCGGCCACCGGGCAATCGAAGGAAACGATCAAATCCTTCACATTCATAGCCGCCAAGCTGGCCGACAATCCGGCGCTGATGCGCAACGATCCGGGCTATCTCGGCAATCTCATGCTGCTCGCCAAGGTGGAGCGCGAGCGGCTGCTCAACGGCAACTGGAAAATCCGCCCGAGTGCCGGTTATTACTTCAACCGCTCATGGTGCCAGATCGTCGACATCCCGCCCGTGTGCGTGCGCGTGGTGCGCGGCTGGGATTTCGCCGCGACCGAGCAGAAAGACAACAACGATCCTGACTGGACCTCGACCGTCAAGATCGGCGTGATGCACGACGGTCGCTGGATCGTGCTGCACGCCGATGCGTTCCGTGGCAGCCCGGCCGAGGTGAACCGTCGCGTGCTGAATTACGCCCAGCAGGACGGCCGCGAGGCGACCACCTCGATCCCGAAAGACCCCGGCCAGTCGGGCGTCGCCCAGGTGGTGGCGATGACGCATCTGTTGCAGGGCTTCATCGTGGTGAACTCGCCCGAATCGGGCGACAAGGTGACGCGGTTCGGGCCGTTCTCGGCGCAGGCCGAGGTGGGCAATGTGCTGGTGCTGCGCGGGCGCTGGAATGAGCGGTGGTTCACCGAATTGGAGAACTTCCCCGACGGTGCCCACGACGATGACCCGGACGCCACCTCGCGTGCGTTTAACGCCATCGTCGAGCAGCCGCCGATGAACATCGATCCCGATGCGCTGCGCGCACTCGGCATCCACATCCCCCCAGGCCGATGAGGTGGCATGTCGCTGTGGCAATCCTTTGTTGGCGGCCTGCTTGGCCTCCTCGCGCGTGATGCCGCATCGCTGACTCGACCCGCGTCCGATCCGCCTCCGGCGCCGCCAGCGCAGCCCACATTCGACGCCACCGCGATGTATCAGGCGCTGGTCGGCATGGGGGCGATCCGCGACGCCCAGGTGACACCGTTCCAGCTTTACTCGACCCGCTCCGCCACCGCTGCGGACATGGAGCGGCTGTTCCGTCCCGCCGAACCACCGCGCGGCGTGGTGCCCGATGGCATCCGTCCGATGGCGATGGACGACTTCAACAACCCGATGCAGCAGGGCGGCTATCTCGGCTACGGCAACGTCACCGAGGGCATGTTCTGGCTCGGCTTTCCCTACCTCGCCGAACTCGCCCAGCGCACCGAGTATCGCCGCATCAGCGAGACCATCGCGAAGGACATGACCCGCAGATGGTTTCGTTTGCAAGCAAAGGGCAAGGACGACAAGAGCGACAAGATCGCCGAACTTGAGGACTGCATCAAAGCGCACAAGCTGCGCGAGAAATTCACGCTGTTGGCGCTGCTCGACGGGTTCTTCGGTCGCAGCCATCTCTACATCGACACCGGCCAGGGCGACGACCGCGACCTCATGAAGCTGCCGCTGCCGGTCGATCCGCGCATGATCCAGAAAGGCGGCCTCAAGGGCATCCGCGTGGTCGAGCCGATCTGGTGCTATCCGAATATGTATAACGCATCCGATCCGCTGAAAGAAAGTTTCTACCTGCCGCAGACGTGGTGGGTGATGGGCAAGGAAATCCATCGCACACGGGTGCTGCCGTTCATCGGTCGCGAAATGCCGGACATGCTCAAGCCGGCTTACTCATTCGCTGGTCTGTCACTGTCGCAGATGGCGAAGCCGTATGTGGACAACTGGCTGCGCACCCGTCAGTCGGTGTCCGATCTTATTCATAGTTTCTCGACGCCCGTGATGATGACGAACATGGGCAGCGTGCTGAACTCCGGCGCCACCGACCAGATGAGGATGCGCGCCCAGCTATTCAATTTCTTCCGAGACAATAACAATCTGATGGTGCTCGACAAGACCACCGAGGATTTCAAGAATGTCTCGGCGCCGCTCGGTTCGCTCGATCACCTGCAAGCTCAGTCGCAGGAGCACATGGCGTCCGCCGTCGGTATCCCGCTGGTGGTGCTGCTCGGCATCTCGCCGTCGGGCCTCAACGCCACCAGCGAGGGCGAACTCCAGGTCTGGGCGCAGTTCATCCACGCCAGCCAGACCTCGTTCTTCGATACCAACCTCACCACCGTGCTCAACGTCATGCAGTTGAGCCTGTGGGGCGCGATCGATCCCGACATCACGCACGCCTGGGAACCGCTGCGCGAGATGTCGGAACAAGAGGAAGCAGCCGCGAGAAAATCCGACGCCGACCTCGACGCGGTCTATGTCAACGCGGGCGTGCTGTCGCCGGACGAAATCCGCCAGAAACTGTCGGGCGAAAGCGACAGCCCGTATCAGGGCCTCGATCTCACCACACCCGCGCCGACGCCGCCCGCGCAGGAAGGCGATCCGCTGGCCGGCCTTGGGGGCGATCCCAGCGGCGGGCCTGGAGGCGGTCCTGGTGGCGGCAGCGGTCCCGGCGCGCCGGGTGCCCCGGGCGGTGGCCCGACGCCTGCCGGCGGCTCGCCCGCGCCCGTGACGTCCGGTCCCGGCCATCTCGGCCCGGCCGGCTCGCCGAAGCCGCCCAACCCCAAGGGCAGCGGCGATCAGGAAGATGAGAACGGCCTCAAGCCGGGCGAGGGCCACGTCCGCGTGGTCACCCAAGACCCCGACGCCGAGGTGCATGTGCATCTCGGGCCGGACGATCGCGGCCACATCCAACTCGGCGCCAACGACAACCCCGATGAGGCGCTCAAGCTCGGCGCCGACGCCGCCGAATGGGACGAAAGCAAGGTCAAGCGCGCCGATAACGGCCAGTTCGGCTCCGGCGGTGGGTCAGCATCACTGTCGGGTGTTTCCCATGAAACCTCCGGCAGCAAGGCTGTCGCATCCGGCGCGCAGACCTTCACCAAGAGCAAGCCGGCCAGCGGCTCGCTGCACGGGGTGAAGTTTGCCCACTGGCACGACCACCCGACCACCAGCGCGGGCTGGCAGGCCGAGGCGGACAAGGGGCCAGAGTTCGATGAGCCGGACGTGCCGGCGCTGAAGGGCGGCCGCAAGCAGGGTGCCGGCGTGATCATCCAGGAACCCGACGGCCGCGTCTGGATGATCCGGCCGAAGGGCGGCTATGGCGGCTATAAGGGGTCGTTCCCCAAGGGTGGTGTGGACTCTGGTGACACGCTGCGCTCGACCGCGATCAAGGAAGCGTTCGAAGAGTCCGGGCTGCGGGTGGAACTGACCGGGTTTGCCGGCGACGCCCAGCGCGACACCTCCCAGGCGCGCTACTATTACGCCAAGCGGATCGGCGGCACGCCGGACGGGCACGGCTGGGAGACCGAGGGCGTCTCGCTGGTGCCGCCGGGTGAACTCCACCAGCACCTCAACAAGCCGATCGACCGCAAGATCGCCGAGCACGTGATCGAGGGCGCCGATGAGGAGGCACCCCTCGATCTCAAGCCGATGAGCAAGATCGGCGGTCAGCTTGGCTCCAACCCGGGCGGCCAATACGAGGACGACCACGGCCGGAAATTCTACGCCAAGCAGTCGAAATCCGAGGATCACGCCAAAAACGAACTGCTCGCCACCCGGCTGTATGAGGCGGCCCGCGCGCCTGTGCTGCACACCATGCCGGCCGACGTCGGCGGCAAGCTCGGCACCGCGTCCGAATGGCAGTCGAAGACCGACATCAACCCGAAATCGAAGACCGACCGGCGCGACGC